TGGCGATGGCTCTGGCTATGGCTCTGGCTATGGCTATGGCTCTGGCTATGGCTCTGGCTCTGGCTCTGGCTCTGGCTCTGGCTATGGCGATGGCTCTGGCTATGGCTCTGGCTCTGGCTCTGGCGATGGAATTGTAAAATTCAATGATTATGATGTTTTTCGAATTGATGGTGTAAATACTATTATCACTAACATTAAAGGAAATTTTGCTAAAGGGTATATTTTAAATGGTGATTTTACTTTAGAAAAAACATACGTTGCTAAAGGAAATGGATATTTTACACATGGATCAACTATCAAAGAATCAGCAAAAGCCTTACAAGACAAAATATTTGAAAATTTAGATATTGAAGAAAAAATTGAGCAATTTAAAACCCAATTTAAGAAAGACCAAAAATATAAGGGTACATTGTTTTTTGATTGGCATCATCATTTAACTGGCAGTTGTTTACAAGGAAGAAAGGCTTTTATTCAAGATAAAGGTTTAGATGTTAATGCTGATTATTTAGTAATTGAGTTTTTAAATATTGTAAAAGGTTCTTTTGGTTGGGAAAATTTAAAAGAACTTGTTGAATATTATCAACAATAATATTTGGTGGAACTTATGCAAATATACATACCCCACAACTTTGATAATTGGAACAAATACATTCTTAAAGAACGCAGCAATAGATTTTGGGCTAGCAAAATCAAGAAAGAAGAAAGTAGTATTGTTGAACGATACGCACATGGTCTTAAGTACACAGGATCATATCCTATCAAATTAACCATTACTAAATACTTTAAAGATAAACGCCAAGATCTAGACAACGTAAGAGTTAAGGGCGTTATTGACGGGTTGGTAAAGTGTGGGGTTTTAAAAAACGATAATTTAACTTGTATCACTGAAATTGAGTTGAAAGCTGAATTTAGTGATAAAGTGGGAATATTAGTACAGATACAAGAAATATAAGGAGGCACTTGTGTTACAACAAACAAGCATATTTGATTTTATTAATTGTGAACCAAATAAATACAAAATTAAAAATAAAATCAGACTAATAGAATTATTTGCAGGTATAGGTTCACAAGCAAAAGCATTAAAGAACATAGGTGCTGACTTTGAACATTCCAAAGTTGTAGAGTTTGATAAATATGCTATTGCTAGTTACAACGCAATACACGGAACTAACTTTGTTACGCAAGACATTACTAAAATTAAAGGTAGTGATTTAGAAATAGTAGATACTAACAAGTATTGTTACATTATGACTTATAGTTTTCCGTGTCAAGATTTATCACTAGTTGGTAAACAAGCAGGTATGGCTAAAGGTTCATCAACTAGAAGTGGGTTACTTTGGGAAGTTGAACGATTGCTAAATGAAACTAAAGAATTACCTCAAATATTATTAATGGAAAATGTTCCACAAGTTCATGGAAAGAAGAATATTCAAGACTTTGAAAAATGGATTGAGTTTCTACAAAGTAAAGGTTATTCAAACTATTGGAAAGATTTGAATGCTAAAGATTATGGCATTCCACAAAATAGAAATCGAACTTTTATGGTAAGTATTTTAGGTAGTTATGAATATGAGTTTCCAAAACCATTTGAATTAAAATTACGATTAAAGGATTTGTTGGAAGAAAATGTTGATGAGAAATGGTTTTTAACGAATCAACAAAAAGAAAACATTAAAAAAAGTTTGTATGTTCAAAATCAAAGAAGAATACAAAGAAAAGATGTTTGTGATACTTTATGTGCTAGAGATTGGAAAGATCCTAAAGTTATTGTGCTTGGTAATTATTCACCAAGCAACCATAACGCTAGTAGAATAGTTGATAGTGAAGGTTTAGCTCCTACTGTTATGGAAAATCATATGACAGTAACTGCGATAATAGATGGGGAAGTTCAAAGAAAATTAACACCTCACGAATATTGGCGATTAATGGGGTTCGATGATGAAGACTACGAAAAAGCGGCTAAAGTAAACAGCAATACACAACTATACAAACAAGCAGGCAATAGTATTGTAGTTAACGTACTAGAAGCAATATTTAAGGAGTTATTATGAGATGTAAAGAAGTTAACCAAAATGGAGTAACACATTACTACTACGTTTGCGATCATTGTGGGAAGAAATTTTATAAAGAAATGGGGCAACCTATTTACGAATTAAAGAATACGTTTGGCAAAGGTAGATCACATTATTGTAGTTATCAATGCAAGAAAATTACAGAAAAGGAAATTGAAAAGAAACACGAGCAAGAGCTAAATGACATTAATTGTTTGCCATTGAAAGAACAATTACAGTATTTAGTGGATCATGGGTATACTAGACTAGATATTGCTTATAAGTTAAATATGACATTAGTGGAAGTGCATACGCTAATGAGAAAATATCAAATTAAGAAACATGTATAACGGAGGGAATTATGACTGAACCAACAGCAGAACAATATTACGAATTGCAAACAAAATACGATGACCTATTAATTAAACTAAAAACATGGCGTGATGTGTTGTGTATTAGTGGTGTTGATAGTAAGACATTAGTAAGAAACGAAATTGAAAAAGTGTTAGTTGATGAAAAATTTTATTCTGGTACATATGCCACTAAAAAATTTGAAGAGGCAGAAAGTAATGATTAAGGAGTTAATAGAGGTGAAATAGTGGAATACGAAATTAACAATATTTATCACGCTGACTGTTACGAAGCAATTAAAAATATACCTGATAAAAGTATTGACTTGATCTACACTGATATTCCGTATTTGATTGAAGCTGGTGGTGATGGTGGTTGTAGTTCATCTAAACTATCATTAAGAATAAAAAAAGTTCAACATGTTGATATTGAAGATATTAGACATAGTATAGATTATTCTATCTTTGATGAATTTGTAAGAGTAATGAAATTTATTTATTTATTTATTTGGTGTTCAAAAGAACAAATACTAGATATTTTAAATTATTTTGCTAAATTCCCAAATGTTAGATATAACATACTTGTTTGGTGTAAAACAAATCCATCACCAATGACAAATAATGTATGGTTGCCTGATGTAGAATATTGTTTATGCTTTAAAGAAGCAGGACATATGCGATGGAATGATGGTTATCATTTAAAAAGTAAATATTATGTATCTGAAAAAAATGTTGCTGACAAAAAATTATACGGACATCCAACAATTAAACCATTAGAACTTGTCAAGAGACACTTACAACACGCATGTCATGACAATTTTACTGTATTAGAACCATTTTTAGGTAGTGGTACAACAGCAGTAGCGTGTAAAGAATTAGGTATTAATTACATTGGTTTTGAAAAAGACGAAAAATATTATAACATTGCAAAAGCAAGATTAGAAGGTCTTACTAAACAAGACCGAGAAAAGCAAGAAAAAGGTCAAACGACTTTATTTGATTTTATTTAAAGGAGTAATACTAAATGGGTGAGTTTAGTTTTAGATATTACAAGAGATATTTAAAAGTAAAATTGGAATTAGAAACGCTTGAAGAAGAAATTAAATGCTTGAAGTCAAAACAAGATCGTATGGCGTATAGTGGTTGCAAAGACGTTAAGGCAGTTAATTATTCGAATGATAAAGGAAACAGCAATGTTGTTTCATCAGTTGAAGATATTACAACATTTTATGATGACTTTATTGAATTAACTAAAATAATTAGAAACAAAGAAAATGAAGTAGAAGAATTAAAAACTTCTTTAAGGAATATGGAGAATACGTTTAGAGAGTACTCGAAAGAATGCAACGATTTAGAAATGAAAGTATTTATTGAATTTTATGTACATAACAAGAAATTGTCTGATATTCTTATTCCAAAGCCAAACTCATCAGAATTTTATTGTTACAGACAAATTAAGAGATATTACTCGGGGATAAAAAAGAAATTGAATAAAATATAGGTAGAAGAAAATGACATTTAAAATTAAAGATAGAACTTGGGGAATAATGCTAGTTTCACAAGAAGAATTTATAAGAACGTCAGAAGAAAAGGAAACTTTCTTTTTTGGACAATGCGATCATATAAAACAAATAATTTATATATTAGAAGGCTTAAGCCCTGAACAAGCAAAACAAACTTTAATACATGAATTAACTCATGCGTTTATGAACGTATATGGATTTGGGCATATTACAGAACAAGTACCATTAGAAATAATGTGCGATTTTGTTGGTTGCTATGCAGAAGAAATTGTAAAAATTGCTGAAAAATTTTAAACTTTTTTTAAAAATGTCCCCTAAATGTCCCCTTTTATGTTTTATAATGGTATCGTGAAATACTAACTAATGAACAAACATCTACGAAAGTAGGTGTTTTTTTGTTACTTACTACATACTTACTTAATACTTACTCTAACCTAAATAAGTAGGTATGTATAAGTAATACTAAATTTAAAAGTATATATCTTATAGCAAAATTTTAAGTGAAAATATTAATAAATAGGTGATGATATGCACAAAAATAATGCACAAAATCTTATTCCTATGACAATGCGAACGAAGGAAGAAGCAAGTGCTCTTTCACGGAAAGGTGGTATTAAATCAGGTGAAGCTAGAAGACTTAAAAAAACACTAAAAGACACAATGCAAATGATACTTGATTTAAAGGTTACTGATCCATATGACAAGCAAGTTATGGATTTATGTAAGATTAAAAAAGTAGATCAAACCAACCAAACTAAATTGCTAATGGCTTTATTTACAAGAGCAGTTACTAATGGGAAGTTAGAAGACTTTGAAAAAATACAAGAAATATTAGGGCAAAAACCTAGTAATCAACAAGAGATAACTGTATCAGTGGATAGTAACACAATGCAAACTACTAATTCATTTTTAAGTGCTGTTCAAACAAGAAAGAACGGGTTTGATGAAGATGAATAACATAATTGTTACTGAAAAAATGCTTGACTGTATTCAATTTGCGTTAAGACCAACAACTTATGTAATGGCATTTGAAGGTAGCATACGTTCGATTAAAACAACAACAGTAATTCAAATGTTTCACTTTCTTGTACAAACAAGTAAGAAATCATTTCACTTGATTTCAGCAAATGATAACAACTCGATTAAAGACGTTATTCTTGAAGCTGAAATGGGGTTAATTACGTTATACCCTGACATCTACGAAATGAGAAAAGATGAAATTGGGGGTTATTATGTTGCTGTTAAATCGTTATTACCTGATATGCCTGAAAAGAAAATATTGTTGTGTGGGTTTAGTAATAAGGCAAGATGGAAAGCAATTAATGGGCATGAATTTGGAGTAATACTACTAGATGAAGCAAACAACGCTAATAAACAATTTATTGATGAATGCTTTGCACGGCAAGCCAATGTAGATGATCCAAAAATGCTAATGACAATGAATGGTGATAATCCAACACATTACATTTACACAGATTATGTTAATTCTTGCAAAATACTAGGTAAAGCACCAGCTTCAATCGTTGCTGATATGAACGAATACGAAAAGAAACAGGGTTATTATTACGTTCATTTTACTATGCACGATAATCCTACTATGACACCTGAAAAGATAGAACGTACAGAAAATATCTATCCTAAAGGCTCGTATTACTACACTATCAAGATTTTAGGAGAACGAGGAACAACAGGTGCATTAATCTTCAATGAATACATGGACAAGTCAAAGTTGATTAAGAACATTGACAAAGAAGTTTATTACGAAAGAATTGTTGGTGTTGATATTGGTGCAAGTAGAGCAGAAAATGCTTTTACTTTAGTTGGGTTTGATAACCAATTTTCAAAAGTTGGTATATTAGACAAACACTCATTCAAACAAGTTGGCTATGATAACAAACGAAAAGCATTAGTTAACAAAGTATTAGAATGGCAAAAGAAGTATGGTTATATTCGTTGCATATCAGTTGATAGTGCAGAACAAAACTTTATCTTTGACTTAAAGCAAGAATTTAAAAAATACAACATAGAAGTTATTGGCTCTTACAAAGCAACTATTAAAGAACGTATTGATTTAATCATAGTGTTGATGGTATTGGGAAAACTAACATTTAATGACAACGTTAATTGTCGAGATTTATTTGACGCTTATTTAAACGCTAAATGGGAAGATGGGAAAATAGGTCAAGTAAGAGAAGATAACAACGATCCAATTAACGACAAAATGGACTCACTAGAATACGCATTAACTGTACACATGAAAGGTTTATTGCTTGCAACACAACGAGCAATTAATGGTAATTAACAATGGGAATTAAAGATTATTTTACAAACAAACGACTTAATCGTTTAGAAAGAGATTTACGCATGATACACGATAGATACAATTTTGACGCAACCAAAGCAATAGACTTGTCTTCAGTTTACGGGCAAGACGCATTTACAAAAAGAATACAAGAATATCAAGTTTGGAAAAGTGGAAGTGGTGCTTTAATTCGACGTTTCTACACTAGTGGGGGAACAAATAATGGTGAATTAAATTACTTTTGGCAAAAAGCATTACCTAACACCATCAAACGACATACAGGCATTCCTAAAATGATTTCTAACAAAATGGGAACTATTTTATTTGGTAGTGATTTTAAGGTAAAAGCAAATGTTTACCAAGATGACAACGCTAATAAACCAAACGAAACAGCAAGCAAACAAGCTCAAGAAGTAATCGGCGCTTTAACTGATAAATGTAAGCTATTGTCAAAGTTTAGAGACATGGCTGTACAAGAAAGTTGGTGTGGGCATAGTTTTATCAAATTCAACTATGATCTATCACTTTCACAATATCCAATACTTGAGACATTTGATTTAACACAAGCTGAAGCTGTTGTAGAACGTGGGATTACAAAAGCAATTATTTTCAAGTCTTACTACACAAAGAAGAAGAGTTTAAATAGCAATGAAGTTGATAAGTTTAAATTTGAAGAAACATACTCAACTAATCAATATGGCGACGCAACAATAGAAAATCATTTATACAAGTTAGAACCAAATGGAAAAGTAAAAGAAGTAGACTTAACAGCTATTTCTGAAACTGAAAATATCTTACCACTTTATACTTATGAAGGTTTAAAAGGAATGCTTGCTTTCCATAAACCTAACAAATTACCTAACAATGAATTTAGTCATTCAGTTTATGGTGCTAGTGATTACGAAGGCGCTATTGATAGTTTTGACGCACTTGATGAAATTTATTCAGAATTAGCTTACGAAACTAGAAATAACAAAACTATTCGTTTTATTCCAACTACAATGATACCAAAATATGAAGACGGAACTACTAATTTTGACATTATGGGCTTTATTACAGCGTTCCAACAAGTGGAAGGAAGTTTAGACCAATCTGCAAAAAATGAGTTAACTGTTCAACAAATTCCAGATAAAACTGTTTCACTAATTGAAAAGTTTAAAAACGCATTAGTAACAGCAATTAACAACGCAGGGTTATCACCACTTGCTCTAGGTATTACAGGTTTAGAAAGTATTAGTGCAGGAGAAAGTTCACAAAGAGAACGAAATCGTGTAACACTTGAAACACGAAAAGATAAGATTAACAACTATTGGACTCCATTCTTAATTGAGGTTTATACACAATTAATTGCGTTTAACAATTACTTAATTAAAACAGTAGGTGCTAAACAAAATCAAAAGGTTAGTGTTGAAAATCTTGACTTTGAAACAGTAGACATCACATTTGACTTTGGTAACTATGTTGTTGAAAATGAAACTGAAGTAATAACTCGTTGGGGTGCTGCTAAACAAAGTGGACTTGCAAGTATCGAAACAGGTGTAAGAGAAATTCACCCTGAATGGACTGATGACCAAGTGCTTGAAGAAGTTACTCGAATTAAGTTTGAAAATAATATTGGTGTAGATGATCCAACACTTTTGCAAATGGGTATGATAAATGAACAATCTATCGACACAATAGTTGAAGAAGACATTACAAAGGAAGAAGTAAATGCAACAACATCAGGAGAGGGTACTTTATAGTCCCAAAGAGAATGTATCTGAACAACACATTGTTTTATTAGAAGACGCTATAACTCGAATTAAAGAGCTTGTAATTAAAGGTGGTAGCCAACAACAAATTCAAACGATTATAGAAGAGTATGCTAACAAGTTTGTTGATAAAGCAACCCAACAAGCTATCAGACGTAGTCTTACAAATTCAGCTAACAAGATGATGTACCAATACAACTACAACAATAACGTTATTCAACAAGCATTTATACAAAAGACAGTTAAGTCATTAAGGCTTGGAACAGGTACAAACTTGTCAAATAAGACTTATACAACTGATTTAAACGCCATTTATAACGAGTATTTAACGGGTAATATCAGTCAACATAAATGTGTAGAAGAGTTTAGAAACACGCTAAACAACGCTAAAAAAGGCTTATTTTTAATGCGTGATTATGACAAATTAGTTAGACAACAAGTCGATTTACTAGCAAGTGAGCCAGCAAAATACGTTGATAAAAACGGAAAAGCAATATCACTTCGCAACAAAGTTGAGATGTCTGTACGCTATCAAGCCAATTTAGCAGACGTAGCAAACATGAAAAACGAGGGTGTTAAATTAGTATGGATCTCATCTCATGCAGACGCAAGTCCAAGATGTCGAGATCATCAGGGCAAGTTGTATTCACTAGATGATACAAGTGGAACAATAGACGGAATTAGTTATACACCACTACAAGACGTGTTAAGAAAAAATGGTGGTAATTCTATTATCAATGGTTATAACTGCAGACACTACTTAATTGAGTACAAGAAAGGTAGTAAAAGTCCTACAAGTTATAACGAAAAAGAAATTAAAAAAGAGTACGAAATTGATCAAAAGCAACGTAATTATGAGAACAGAATTCGACATTTAAAAACTAAAGAAGCGTTGTATAAAGCAAGTGGAGATGATACTCGTGCTAAAGCATATCGTAGACAATATATAGAACTTAACCAAGAATACAAGAATTATTCAATTTCAAAAGGGCGTGCTTATTACGAATGGAGAACTAGAATAAGTACAGATGAAAAACAACAAGTTTATTCTACTCAAAAACAATATCAAAAACTCGACCTGAATAAGTCGTAATAACTGTTCCACCATAGTTTTGCTCTCCTATTCGCTATGGTGCTTCTTCGGACATAACATTTTAAAATGTCAAAATAATAGTTGAGAAAACAACTGAAAATCAATGTAATATTTAAAACCAATGGTCAGGAGCTGACTTTAAAAACTCTAGGAGGACAATATGGCATTAGAAATTTTAAAAAAATTAGTTGGGGAAGAAGTTTATAAACAACACATCGAACCTAAACTAGAAGGCAAAGATTATTTCTTTGCAGAAGGTAAGGATTTTATTCCAATTAGCAAATTTAACGAAGTTAACGACGCTAAAAAAGAAGCTGAAAAACAACTACAAGAAAGAGACAAACAACTTGATACGTTACAAAAATCAGTTAAAGGAAACGAAGAACTTACTAAACAAATTAACGACTTAAAGGAAGCCAACACTAAAGCACAAGAAGAATACAACGCTAAAGTGCTAGAAATCCAAAAGTCATACGAACTTGATAAGGCATTAACTTCATCAGGTGCAAGAAATTCATCAGCATTAAAAGGTATGCTTGATTTAAGCAAGTGCGAATTTAAAGACGGAAAGTACACAGGTCTTGACGAACAAATTGCTCAAGTCAAGAAAGACAATGAATGGTTATTTACAAGTTCAGTTCCACAAAGTAGTGGTGCAGAACATGGTAAAGTAAACCCACCAGCTGATGAGTTTGCAAATTTAAGAAATTTATAAAAACAAAGGAGATTAATTAATTATGGCAAACACAATCGCAACTGCTGAGCGTTATTTCAACAATGACGCTGAATTAGCAAAAATTTATCAAAACTTTTCTTACACTGCAGACTGGGAAAAACCAAATGTGGCTATCGGTGCTAAAACTGTTAAGTATCGTCAAGTTGCATTAGGATCAACAGTATTAGGTGATTTTAACCGTGAAACTGGTTATACAAGAAAAGACATCACTACATCTTGGGTTGAAAAAACATTAACACAAGATAAAGGTGATTCACTTGTATTAGACAAAATGGACGGTGAAGAAGCTCAATATTTAGAAATTGGAACTGTTGGTAATAAGTATATTCGTGAAGTTCAAATCCCTACTGTTGACAAATATCGTTTTACACAAGTTGTTGGAGCAAGTGGAGTTGAAACTGAAACAGGTGCTTTAACTAAAGCAAACATTGAAGAAGCTATTGACGCTGGTTTAGACTACTTATATGGTTTACATGTTCATGAAGGTGTAACTCTTAAAATTTCTGCAACAGCATATCGTGCTTTATCAAATGCTGCTAAAGAAACAGGATCAATTTCATTAGGTGCTTGGAATGGGGACTTATCAGCAAATGTTGCTTTATATGGGGACATTGTAAAAGCTAAAGTTCAAGTAGTTCCAAATGATATTATCGGTAGTGGTGTTAACTTTATTTTAGCTCCAGCTGCTGCTATTGCTGCAATGGTTAAATACCAAGAAAATAAATATCACGACGCAATTCCGGGATTTGGTGGACGTCGTACTCAATTAGACATCGGTATTTATCATGACTGTTGGGTAGAACCGGGAGCAGAAAAAGCTGTTTACGTTCATAAAGCAGCGTAATAAATAAAGCCTCATTTATTGGGGCTTTTTAATTTTGCTTAAAAACAGGAGGCAAAATATGGAAGAAAATTTAATTATTGAACAATTTAAAGAAAAATTTGGTATTGATTTAAACGTTTATACTTCAGATCATGGACTAGACCAAGATCATGTATTAAGAGTATATAAACGACAAAAGTATTTGCTTGAAACATATTGCAAGTCATTTAACTACAACTTTAACTATGACAAATTATCAAACGCTAGAAAAGAAGTATTTCACGATTTAGTGCTAGAGCAAATCTACTATGTGCTAAATAACTTTGACTTTTCAACTTTAGCAGGATTTGACTTTGGTAGTAATTCAACATTACCACTTCCAGAGTTAAGAGAACGATATGTTAGCCCTTTAGTTAAAGAAGCGTTAAAAGCAGATGGTTTTGTGTATAGAGGCTTATGGTAAAACAAGTAGCAAAATTACACAAGAAAATACTAGACAATAATACTCAAGAAATACGTTACAGCGTGGACTATAAACCATTACCAAATTACAAACAAATTAACAATATACGGTTAGCAAGTGAGAGCACAGTTGCAGGGTTTAAAGCAAGTAAAGCAACTGAACTATACCAATTTGAAGCAACACTACAAAACCAAAACGCTTTACTAATTGAGCTAAACGACCAAATAGAAATTAATGGTCGAAAACGTATTGTGTCATTTATTGAAACAGCACCTAGACAAACAGGTCAGTTCAATAAGACTATATACGTTGGATTAATCTAATGGCTAACTTAACATTAGAGCAAAAGACACAATTAGCAGCTCAAATAGTAGAAACGGCTTGTCGTATTTACGCACCAAAAGACACAGGGAACTTATCACTAAACGCAATAAGAAGTGTTTATGAAGATGGTGTATGGCAAGTCGTAATCGGTGGTGAAGTAGCACCATACGCTATTTACACAAACGAAGAATGGATAAATCGTGGTGGGAAACAAAACCCTAACGAACATTGGATTGAAAATGCTATCGAAAGCGTAAAACCCGTTATTGTTAACATATTCAGTGGTACATATACCATTGAACAAATTCAAGCGTATCAAAGCTATTTAGATCTAATGGCTGAAAATACAATATTTACAAGAACCAGAGGTGAGTTGTAATGACAATAGAACAATATATTAATCCGTTTCTAAAAGAACAATTACAAAATAAGTTAAATGACTATAATGTGCTTGTCGTTACTGACTTAACACATTTTAATTTAACAGATGAAAAAAGTGTAATATTTGTAGTTAAAACAGGTCAAAGTGCATTGTCGGCAATCAAAGGAAATACTGAAATAACTACTCCAACACAAATTAATTTCAAGTGCTATGCCAATGAACAAGAGAACATTTTAGGACTTTTAACTGATTTAATTTACGAATTAAACACTACAATTTACCAAACAAAAGACGAAAAATACAATTTAGAACTATTGCTTAATACCCCTACACTTATTCTAACACAGCACGAAAACGTTAAAAATGGCACAAAATTAGTGTCATATGGCGTGTTTACAATGACTTCATATGCAACAGACGGCAAATTAGTTATTTATGACAAGTACTTAAATATTGACAATAACTACTATTTTCAACTTGGATCAAATATACAAGTAGTTGAAAATGTTGCTTACAATTATGCTAATTCCCCAACATCAAATGATTTAGGTGAAGAAAAATATCAAAACAAAGTAATATCATTCTCAATTACACTTGCAAAAGTTGTTGGAGCATTAACTGATTATTTAGAAGATAATCGTTATACGTTAGAAAACAAAGTATTTAAGTATTTAAAAGTTAAACACAATGCTGATCCATATGAAGAAGAAAACGTAGTTGCTGATATTAATTGCATTGTAACAAGATTTTCTGAAACAGAACAAAGTGGTGTGCCTACAATATCACTTGAGCTTAAAGGAATTATCTAATGGCTGATAGAGAAATTAGAATACCAATAACTGTTGAACTTCAAGCAAGTGGTAAAGGTAAGAAAGCGCCAACTACTAAAGCCAACGCAAAGACACAACCAACAAAAAAACCTGACAAACAAACAAGTTCATCAGGTGGCATAGGTCAAGCAATTAGTGCAGGGTTATTAATCGAAAGTAGTAAGAAATTGTTATCAGCAACAGGAAACGCTGAAGCAAGTGCTGTTATAGAAAAAGCAACTAAATACGGAACATTAGCTGCTAGATCATTGTCGGGTGATATAACAGCAATGGTAACAATGGCTGTTGAACTTGCTGCAACAGGTTTGCAAAAGATACAAGAGCTTAAAGACAAAGCTCAACAAGATAATCAAACTATGTATAACAAAATTAAGACAGGACAAGTTTATTTAGGTACAAATAACATAACAGTTTCACAGGATATGTGGGGTAATAAAGCATACAACAAGCGTTAAAAAAAGAGGATTATTTGTCCTCTTTATTTTTTGTTAAATTGGTTAAAAGATTTATTAAAGGATCAATAGACAACAATATGCATAAACAATTTATAATACTGCATATGTCTGTAACAATAGTACAAAATCTAGTTTCATCTCCTATTTTTCCTAAAATAAAAAAAACTTGCAAAATCGAAATAACAAAATAAGTATATAAGCAAATTTTTAGTCGTTCTAAATTCTTATACATATAATTCACCTCACACAAACATTATACTAAAAATTAAAAATTAAGTCAAGAAGGAGGGCAAATGCAACAAACATTTTTCCTTTCAAAATATAGTGGTTGGAAAGAATTACCAGCCACATTAATTTATCCTATCAACGCAACATACGGCATTGATGGTGGCACAGATACAATGGAGCTATCATTTTATGCTCCACAAAATTTTGACTTACCACTTGATACACCAATTAAAGTACAACATGATGATGATATAAGATATTTTGTGGTTAAAGACTGCAAATTTTCTGATATGCAATACGTTAACTTAACAACAAGAAAACCTGAACGCTTATTTACAATATCATTATGTGAACCATTTGAATTATTAAGAGGTTATAAATTACAAGCTTGCAAGTTTTCTCCAAATAGATATACAGTATCAGAATGTTTAAAAAGAATGTTTTTTCTAGCAAATTTTAACGGAAGTATTGACATTCCAAAACCAAATAATATTATTCGTAATGTTTTAGAATTTAGTTCAACAACTTTGTATTTAGGAATTTATGAAATTGCAAGAACACAGGACTGTATTCCATATTTAGATTTTGACGAAGAATATTTAAAATGGATAGTTAAGTTTCAACCATTAAATGGTTTAAATGAACGCCAATATGACGGAAATATTCTAACTAATCCAATTATTCAAAAACAAAATTTAGGTGAGGGCATTGCAAAAAAAGTATATATCGAAGCTACAAATTTAAAAAACATAAAAACAAAAAAAGTAAGTAATGTTATTGCTATTGCAACAGATGGAAGTAATACAATAACTATTAATAATTTTGGATTAAAATTAGGTAATAACATTGATAATTTAGAATCAATAAATGTGATGACTGAAGATAGCTATTTATGGTATTTTAAAAATAACGGTATTTTAGATTATGTTGCATTGTTTGAAGGAGCTTATTACGAAGAAACAAGAACTATTAAACTTTTATCAAAAGTAAATTATGATAATTTGACAACTAGAGAAAAAGAAGACAAAAATGTTATTTATATTTTCTACGAAGATAATATAGTTTACATGCATGATTTAATTAAACTAGCGCCAAGAAACATTGCTGTAACCTTACCTAGTGGACAAGTATGGAATGATCCAACTTTTGCACTTCAAAAAGTAAAAGGAGACGCAACTGGTTATATTGGAAGAATACACAATATTGTAACACCAATTTGGCAACAAAATTATCTCGTTTACGCACAAACAACAACAACACAAACCATTCCATTTATTGCATATAACAACAATGAGTATGACGATACTACGTTCTACAATCAAAATGCAAAAGCCGTAGATCCAATTTCAATGGAACGAGTATTACAAACATATATCGACAATATGCAGTCAGGAACGTTGTTAAGAACAGGAATATTTAACCATTATGCAGATATTCCACAAGAAGGTAGCATTATTGTTATTGATAATAAGAATTATATTGTTAACAGTTTAACAATAGCAGACAATGCACGATATTACGACGTTACATTTGCTTTAGTTGAAAATCATGCAAAACGTAGAGAATACATGGAAGCAAATACAAATATTCAAATCGAAGACATTACTTCAGCTGAATTAATACCAAGTTTTAATCTAAAACCTTATTTAATCAAGTATTCTATGCTTGATGAAATAGAACAAAAAACTAATGTTGATATTAAACAACATGAAGGGATAGTATGCCCAAGAAATGACGGACAACAACTTTATAATTCCAAAATGTATTTGTACTTTAATAGAACAGGAATATCAGCAGGCTTGAGCTTTAGATCTAATATTGATTATGTAACATATAACAACAGCATTTCATTTTACGCAACTGCAGAAAACAACTTTATTTGGAATGACGCAGTTGATAGCAACGGAAATTTATTACCCCAAACGTATGCGAATAAAAATGGTGAGGTTATTGATATGACTGTTGAATTAGAAACTGATAATGGGCAAATTTTATCTAAATTCTCTTTTGATGGTGATAGTACAATGCCATTAAAGGACAGAATGGAAATACTAACAATTACAAATCAATATACTTATAAAGGCGTAAATGAAACTCTAGTAGCAAATGACTTTATTAATTGGTTGTTAAATGCTAATCAATTTACAAGAGTTCGAGTTTATAGCTACAACCAACATATAGGTCAGTATGATGATAAACCAACTGATTATGTTGATTATACAGAAGCAAGCGTTATAGTCAATAGTACAACACAAAGAATAACATTATCACTAGACAGAATTTTAACTGGAGAATACAAGTCAATAGTTATTACTGAATTAGGTGGAACACAAATGTTGTTTATTAAAAATTACTATGATTATCGAGACGCTGTCGCAGATTATTTACCAATTTATTACTCAATAGAAGATGGCTTACCAGTACAAACAAGCGTAAGACCATATGATTATGAAGATTAAAGAAAGGAGTGATAATAAAATGGAATTTAAAAATTTAATAAAATTTTATTTAGACGAACATGGAAGAGTTGACAAAACTGAAGATACAAGTTTTATTGTAAGTGGATCAGAAAACGAAACAGCACTAGAGTTATTAATTGCTAATACACCAACAACGCCAACCGACATTGTAGTTTATGCTAGCTTTAAACGAGCTGATGGTTTTGTAATTAGTAATAGATCATTAGAATTTAAAGGAATTACTGAAGATAGCAAATACTATGATTTTTTATACACATTTAAAAACGGCAGAATACTAGACATTGCGGGTCAACTTGAAGTATCATTTACAATTAAATCAGGTAATAAAACTATTAATTCAGTATCAAACGCTTTATATGTTCGGAGAAATGTAAAGCCAAATTTAGAAACAACAACAGAAGAAGAATTTTATCAAGAAGGATTAAATATTGTTCGTCAAGCACAACAAGATATTAATCAACATAAAATTGAATCAGAAAACAAGTTTAATTCTAAAGTTGACAAAGAAACTTACGAAAAAGATATGCCAACTAAACTTGACAAAGTAAACAATGTTAATCAAGTATATGTTACTGATAATAATGGAAAGCAAACGACATTACCATATAGCAAGAATTTCAATGGTGGCACAATAGTACAAAGAAACGATGATGGGCAAATTGATGTAAAAGAACCTACTGAAGATCATCAAGCAGTAAATAAGGGATATGTCGATCAAGAACTTGCTAAAAAAGTTAATAAAACAAATACACCAAAAATCGTTTTGGCAACTGATAATAATGGTAATGTAACTGAAATACCATATTCTGTTGGATCAACTGAAAATGGCAATGCTTTAGTACAAAGAGATGATAATAATTGTATTAACATTAACGATCCTGTTTTTGAAACACATGCCGTTAATAAACGTTATGGGGATAATGCTTATTTAGGAATTAATAAAGTAAATGCTACAGCTCAACCTAATACAATTCCTATTCGTGATAGCAATGGTAGAATGACAGTTGCAACACCAACTGAAGATAACCATGCAGCAAACAAAAAATATGTTCAAGACCAAATCAAAGATTTTATGAATTCTATGGAAACAGAATTAATATTGCCTTATGATACTTTAGAACAAGCATTAAGCAATGTTCATACTAAAATTGAAAATAATAAAAAAATCTTTGTTTCAATTACAAATGAAGACGGAACGATTACTTATACTTCAAATAAAGCACCATTAGGCACACAAATTTTAATTCGTGAAGAAGGCGTTGAAGATTTTTGGCTATCAAGAAAAGAAATAGGAGCAGATGATCCAGTATATAATTTCTTTACAGCGCAAGAAGCAAAAGCAAATTTAGATAATTATTACGATAAAACAACTAGTGATATTCTTTTAGCAAGCAAACAAAATAAATTATATTTAACAGGAGAAGAAATTGAAAATGGAACGTTCGAAAATGGAGATATTATTTATTGTACTTTTGCGAGTGAGTTTTTTAATGCTAATACTTACTATGTTTGCATTGGCAGTAAGTTTAAGCCTATATCAACTGGTGGTGAGATAAATATTACACCGTTAATTTCAGAATGGTATCTTTCCACTAACCCTACAGGGATAACTGAAATAGAAGTTGGAAGACCTTTAGTTATTAATAAATATTGGGGAACTCTTAAGAAATCTTCTGAATTTTCTAAAGTTCATTTAGTAACAAACATTTCAGGGCATACAGCTCCATTTGGGGAAGCTGAAGTTACTTCATCTAGTTTTTTAGTTGAAAATCTTAATTATTCCTTGCCTACAAGTGGAATTGGTTTAAATACAGCAATGACTTTAAAATTAATTGCCACTTTAAAAAATGGCTCAACTTTCTACAGCTCTAAAACAATTACTACAGCAGGAAGACAATATTTTGGTATTTTAGAAACAAATCCAACTTTAGAAGTTTTAACATCTGAAATTGCTACAGAATATTTTGGTCCTAAAACTTCTGGTGGCAATACTTTAAAAACAATAGTTGATAAAACATTAGAAAAAAATATTTCTTTAAAATTACCTGAAACTCCATCATACGTTTGGTTTTTAGTGCCAAGACAAAATATGGACGTTGACAGTATTAAAAGCATGAGTAGTGGTGGGTTTGATTTTCCATTTATAAAACAAAACGATATTACAATAACTAATAGTTATGGAGTTAATATTGTCTATGAAGTATATCGTTCAACAAACAAAGTCTATGGAACAGTAGACATAATCTTATCTTAGGAGGTATTTTATGGCAAAAAATCGAGAAGGCTCTATAAATTTATTTGGAGCAGTACAAGCTAAAACTGAAAATGGAATTGTCGCACACGCTGACGGAATTGCCGTAGAGTACGACGAAAATGGAAATCCTACTAAAACACTAGCTCAAGCTATTGAAGACGGAAGTATTGGAGGTGGAGGATCAGCACAAACACCAAAACTTTCTTTATTATGGGACGAGTTATTTGACTTATCTTCTACAAAAGAAAAATTCAATAACATTGATTTTACTGAAGAATTATACAATCAAGCCAAATCTGCTAATAAACTAGAAGTTGAAATTTCAAACTCAACTAATGATATCAAAATCAACTTAATTCTTCAAACAACACAAATTGAAGAACAAGACGAAATGATTAGACTTGGACTAACAACTGATAAATATTTTATCGAAGTTGGGTTGCAACTTTTAGACAATGAAACTAGCGGACATATCTTATTTCAATTTAGAGAAACTTTAGGTGTTATAGACGTCGAAAAACTACCTTCGCCAATTATTGACACATCTACTGCAGTACCAAGTAGTGGGTATGTAGGTAAGGTTTACTTTAATACAAAACTAAGCATAGATGAAGTTAACGAGATATTGGGAAGTTTAGAATATGTTGAAGGGGTATTATCTTTACCAGCCGTTGCTATTGCTACTACTGTTGACATGTCTCAAGGTATTGTAATTATGGGTATAATTGAAGAAAGTGGAAGTGCTTTTATTATTACTACGGGAGACGGGCAAAATATATATGAATATGACTCGGGAGATACAAACGAAAAAGGTTGGGTTTTATCTGAATATGAACTAAACATCGACAATATGTTATCTCTATTAGCACCGCAAGTTGGTATGACAATCCAAAACGACAAACTTAAAAACTTAATTTCAGCAACCCCATTCGAAGCTCCTAACCCAGACATTGAGTTAGATAAGTTATATCGAACTCCAGTTAAAGGTGGTGGGGAATGGGAAGGAACAGTTGTTCCTAATAGTGGTACTGTTGAAAAGATTTATCTAAATACAAGTTTATCTGATGAAGAAGTAGCAAATATACTTAGCAAATTGACATATGATGACGAGGGTGTTTATTACTCTGTAGCAACAACAGATAATTTTATAATGGCAGTAATACATATGAATGGTACAAACGGTTATGCTTTAGGAAATATGAATACTGGAGAAATGTATTGGGCTAATCAAGAAGTAATAGAGATAATGCAAGCGCCTTTATCAGCAGGTTGGCAAAACTTTACTAACCCTATTGAAATCAATGGAATATTTGATACAACTAGTACTGCAGGTGAACAAAACGACAAACTACATTCTTTAGTATCAACAACCCCTTTTGTTCAAACGGGTGAAGTAACAGGATATAAATATCATCAACTTGTCAATGGTGAGTGGAAAGAGTTAGGTAGTGGTGGGGAAGTAGAATTACCTAAAGATTTACCTGTAGTTATTGAAAAAACAGGAGCTCTTTTCACAGATGTATCATTTACAAATGATGATTGGGAATTAATATTAAATAATAAAATTGTAATTATTAATGTTAAAAATATGGTTGAAAATATTGTTTTGACGGATTCTTTATACACAAAACAAATATTTAATGCTATTGATTTAACTGTTTATTTTATAGGTTATCATGCAGATGGTACAGCATATCGTTATGCAGTCACTAAAGATACAACTGATGGCAGTATTAAAATAAATAAAGTATTTGAAGAAGTAAATTATATAGCATTTAGAGAAAGTCCCGATTATATTGGTTTGCAAGTTTATGGTGGTAACCCTAATAATAATTCTTTACAAACAATTTGGAAAGCAACAACAATTACATCAGATAGTAACAGTTTAGCAACATCTAAAGCTGTTTACGACTTTGTAACAAACTATATGAAAACTAATTACGGCAACGGAAACGAGGAGAAATTCTAATGGCAGAAAGACAAAAACAAATGATTGTAGATACAGTTGACCTAGAAGCATTAGGTGATAAGATTCGTGCTAAAACAGGGTTAACTGACAAGATGACTGTTAAAGAAATGAATGCTGCTTTAGATAATGTTGGTGGGGGATTAAAAGTAATTGAAGTGCAAGAACTTCCTACTAGTAATATTGATGAGAATGCTATTTATAAGATACCTAGAAATTTTATTAATTGTATTGTTTCTACTTCAGGTGAGGGAATTTCTCTTTTAGAAGAAAACATGGGGCTTACAATTTTTGGCTGCAACTCGTTAGATGATAAACCCACTGATAATATAGTTGAATCAAATTTATTTTCATTACAAATTTATTTATACTATATAAAAAACGATAATGATATATTTGTATATGGTAATTTAGGTTATGGTAGTAGTTGGTATACTGTCGGAGAATGTTTTGCTATATTTGGTTTGACTGGTTATTCTTTTATTTCTGAATTTGAGTATGGTGATTTAATACAAGACAGTACAGGTTATTATGCGTATTTTGATAAAGAAAAATATTATAAATATACTAATGATAAATTTGTTGAGTTTTCAAATACAAATAATATTTTAGGCATTTCTTTAAGTAATAATACTGTATTCCCCCAAAATCGTAAATTAGAATATATTAATTATGAAGAAGGGAAAATAACACATTCTTTTGAATTTAGCAAATTTAAACATATAAAAATTACAAATTTGTTAAAGTATAGAAATTCTGATTTTTCTTTTGATGGAAATTTATTTTATGAAAGTGAAGTTGAAACATTACATTTAATCCATTTAGATAAATCGGTAGCATTAGGAGGGTATGGGTTATTTAATAATGCAAAAAAATTAACAAAACTTGTTATTGAATTTGGTGAATTTGCTGCTTTAAATGGTGATCCATTTGTTGACACACCTATTCTAAATGGTACTGGTTATATTTATATACCTGATGATAAAGTTGAAGAAGTAAAATTATTAGATGGTTGGAGTGCAGTAGCTAGTCAAATTTTACCATTAAGTGAATATGTTGAAGAGTAATTTATGAAATTACTGAAGAAACTTTGGCTGAAAATTAAACCATTTCTAACTTGGCGTATATTAATTTGTTATTTGCCATTTTGGTTTATAGCGTCAGGTTGGACTTACATTGCTTTAGCCATAGGCAATGCTTGGTGGAAAACAATAGCAGGTGTGTGGTTAGCTTGGATGTGGATGCCTTGGTGTCCTGAAAAGCTAATCACTATACCTTTAACAATATGGCTACATAAGAAGATATTTCCAAATAGATCAACACATGATTTAGACAATATCTTAACAACAGAAAAAACTTCTGTGAGAAGTCGAAAAAATAAAAACGTATAAATATGCGTTTCAAATTATCACAAAACAAAAATTTACATGTATATGAGAAAAGGAGTTAATACACAAAACATGAACATCTTCGTATTACTTAATTTACACGAAGAAGATAAAAAAAGAATCACACAAATTGCAAAAGAACGCAATGTTAATAGTGATATTGTTGCTTTAGAATACGGCAAATTTATTCGCAAAATAGAAATGCTCCAACTCAAAAAGATCAATATCGACTTTAATATTGAAAGGTCGATTTTGGAAAAAAAATGTAGGTTATATAACCTTACAGATCTTGAAACAGAAATTCTTATTAAATTTTATTGTGATAAACTAAAGAGATGGGAAATCGGTAATTCACTAGGGTATAGTGAAGACATGATTTCCAAAATTAAAGAAAAAGCATTAAATAAGATAAATAAAAGACCTAGATAACAACTAGGTTTTTTATTTTTGTTTGAAATTATTACAAAGTATTACAAAGTATTACAAAGTAGCTCAATTTATTACAAACTACCCCCCAAATATTACAAACCATTACAAGGTTATTCGGGCTATAATGTTGGTGTAAAGTTAAAAGAAAGGAACACCAATATGTCAACTTTAAAAAAACCTTTAGAAGAAATTGTTAAAAAAATACTAGAAGACGCTAGTGTAACAGGCGTAGTATCTAAAGAACAACTAGCATTAGTAATGCTATATCAAAATGAATGCAAACAAGATAAGTCAATAATTAAGGACTTTCTTGGTAGCAGTGAAATGGTATTAAAATTTATAGAAGGTATTTTTAAGTAGGTGATAATTTATGAATAACAACTATCAACAATTTAGCCCTCAATATTTTCAACAACAATTCGATTCACAAATGCAACAATATAATAATTTGTATAATCAGAATCGAAACCTTAACGTAGCAACAGGTTTTGTAGGGCAATATGTATCATCTTATGATGAAGTCGAAAAAGGACAAGTCAGTATGAACGGCATTCCTACAATGTATGTTGCAGATGGTATATTTTGGATCAAGAAATTTGTTAACGGACAAGCGTACATCAACGCATATAAATTTGAGCCTATGAACAATTTAGGTGAGCCTCAACAACAAACTAATCAAACAGAGATTAACACTATTTTTGAAGCGTTAAATCAAAGTTTAGATAAGATCAATGAAAGACTAACAGCGTTAGAAGAAAGAGGTAAATAATGAGTTTTTTAGGAAATCAAATAGTAAACATGATGGTTAACAAAATTAAGGCAAATAATCCAAGATTAACGCCTTATTTAGACGAAATACAAAACAATGGTAATCCATCTGAAGTATTGCGTAAAGCAATTCAAAATGGTGCTATAACAAGACAACAATGGAATCAAGCAAAACCTTTATTAAATAAATACGGAACACAAATGGGAATTAATGTAAGCCCTGAAGATATAAACAATATAGAACAGGCATTTAATACACCAACACAAAATAATAATCCTACACACAAAGGTTTTAGGTTCTGAAATGGGTCGACACTTTTTAGAATTTAAAATAAATAAACAAAAAGAAAGGAATTTTAAAAAATGGATGGTTACTCAATTTCAGACGTTATGGCTCTTACAAGTAGAAATGAAGGGTCAGGTTTTAGCTTTGGTGGAATAGGAGGATTAATTTTAATTCTATTATTCTTTATTATTTTTGGAAATTCATTTGGTGGATTTGGAAGAAACAACGAAACTAATGCAATTTCAGATTTAGAACGTGATGTTCTTAACGGCAATGCAACTACACAAAAAGCAGTGTTAGAAAGCAACTACAACAATTTATTATCATTTAAAGACGCACAATATCAATTATCACAATGTTGCTGTAATCTAGAAAAGACAATTATGGCTGAAGGTCAAGCAACTCGTGCTTTAATTGAAAACAACACAATTCAAGAATTAAGAGATCGTTTAAATGTTGCTAATAATGCTTTAACAGTTCAAACAATCGTCAATGGCGTTGTTAATGAAGTTAGACCAGTTGCAAAACCAACTTATTTAACTTGCTCACCTTACGTAAGCTACAATTATAATGGTAATTGTGGTTTTAATGGTACAATTTTTTAGAAAATAATTGATGTTATTTTTAGGGCGTGAATAACATCACGTCCTTTTCATTTAACAAGAAAGGAAGAAATATGTTAGAATTAGTAAATTCAAGTGTTCAAGTAGTAGACAGTGGTGCTAAAATTAATTTAGGATCAGTAAACATTAAACATTGTGATGGATCTGTTGTTTATAATGGCACTGATACTTTAGAATTTAGAAGAAATGGTATTTACCAAGTTTTAGTTAAAGCTAATGTTATTTCTACTGTTGCTAACCAAGTAGTAGAATACGCATTAGCATATAATGGCACTGTATCAAATATTGCAAATGCTGAAGCAACAGCAGTAGATATTGGCGCAGTGTTTACTTTAACAATTCCTAAAGCAATTAAGATTTGCAACGCACCATTAACAATTACTTTAGTTAACTCTGGTGCTGATACAACTAATTATCAGGGAATTATTGTTGACATCGACAGGTTGGTATAAATATGCACAGTGAGTTAATTAAACATGCAACGCATGAACAACTTGTTGATTTTGCGTCAAATTCATTAAGCATGATTAAAGAAACAAATCACGAATTATATGACACTTTAGAAATGTACTTGTACAAAAAAATCTATGGTTGCCATTTTAGTGATTGGTTAAATGATCGTGCTGTAAGTAAAATGCACAATGCTGATGGAACAATGGGTAGACATTGGACAGTTGAACAAACAACAAGCGTAGCCAAATCATATAATATTGAGTTTAATAACTTCAACGAATATGATTGGAACTATGTAATGAATATGGTTTACAGTGATTACTATGGAGCAGTTCCAAACGAAATGGCTAGTTATGTTAAATTAGCAAAAGCATTTTTAGATGACAAAGACGCACCAAATGGCAAAGCATTTATTTATTATTACAATTTAATCAAATAAACAAAGCACGGAGCAATCCGTGTTTTTTTGTGGAGGTAAAAAATGGATTATAGAGATCGAATCCAAGAAGGAGCAAGAATGGCAACATATCAAGCTCAAAAAACAGCATTAACAAATTGTGTTTATGTCTGTACTAATAAAGAAAAGAAAACATTTGAATTTATTCCTTTAGAAGAAGTAGTTTTGTTTTCTAATACAGATAATGAAATGAAATTAGCTGATTATTTAGTAGCATTGCAAAATACAATAAAAGGATTAAGTCAAGAATTAGCAAATGCTAATAAAAAAATTTGTGTTTTAGATACAAACAACAAAACTTTACAAAATGCAGTAGACAAACTGTCAGAATATATTGATAAGCAAAGATTTTTATAGGAGGAAGAAAATATGGAATGGTTAATTAATACAATTAAAGAATTATGGAGTTGGTTTACATCACTTGAAGGTGTTAGCACAATGACTCTAGGATCTATCGTAACATTTGTAGTTCAGTTGATTTTAAAGAACAAAGCTATTTTTAAAGCTAATGCTAAATATAGTGGTTTATCTGAAGAATACAAACAATATAAAGAATTAACAAATTCAGAAAAAGAATTCTATAAAAAGCAATTAGCACAATATCATGTAATCATTGATGACATTTATGATTTAGTAATTCAACTAACAGATAATGCTAAACTTCAAAATGAAGCAATGACAACAGCATTTAATAATTCTAACCTTAACGCTAGTGCCAAGAAGTTAGTCGAAGAATTATTAAAACCTATTCAAACTCTTCCTAAAGAAGATGAAATTAATAATTACCCACTAAATGAAATTTCAAACGCTGTGGGAGAGGTTGAGGTTGAAGCAGAGGTGAAAGAAAATGAACAACCAAAAGTCTTCCGTGTTAAATAAAGTAAGTCTACACATTAAAAAAAGAGCATTATATTTTATCGGACTTATCTTCATTTACATATTACCTATTGCTTATGTGTTAAAACATATTAAAGTAGTTACAACAATAGAAGCAACTACTAATACATCTGTTAGCATTACTTGGTGTATTGTAGGAATATTGTATTTATTATTTGTTGCTAAATTCTTTAGAACTAAAATTGGGAATATGCAACCAAAACCTATTAAGACATTTTTACAGGGCATTAGTAGTTTAATTCCTGTAACAGTGTTATGTGCATTTGTACATGTTATTCAAAACCTTATTAACAAAATTCCTAATGTAGACATAGCACAATATATTGAGAATGTTGTTATATTAATTGCAACAGGATTATGTTTACAAATTATTGATTCAGTTATTAATCGTAAATACTTGTACGATTTAGAAATTTCAAAACAAGCTAAAAAACAAATTGATATTGAAAATAAAAAGAACGAACTTATTAAAGCTCGTCAAGAATTAGAATAGGAGATATTATGAAAATTAATAAAAGTGATAGAACGCTGTTTATAATCGTAGGATTAACATTAATACTAACGCTATTTGCCAACGTATTAATTTCATTAATTGATATGAAATTTACTTGGCAAACTCTATTATCAGCAACATTTTGGATCAATATTGGCATTACACAAATACTTACTTTAATTCCGTATTTTGCTTGTATTAATATTGGCAAAAACCAAGCAGAAAAAGCTGATGATGTAATTGCTATAACAAAAGAAGTAGATAACGATTTTAAAATTATTGATGAAACATTCTTGAGTAATGATCTTGAGGAAATGTTAGAAATTCAAAACTTAATTTATCGTTGTGAAGGACGTATCAACTACTTAAATAAATTAATGCAAAAGGGCAAAATTACTGAAGAAAAAAGAAAAAAATTAGTTGCAGAAAAAGACATTTGCATTAAATACAAAAATTATTATAAGTCATTAAATACAAGTGCAACACCACTTGAAAAACCTACTGAAAATTATGATGTCAACGAAAAATTTACAAATTGTTATTACATCGACACAAAGCATTTCCGTAATACAGTCAAACATAAGCATTCGCAAGAAATCGCAGTTTATCGTGAAACTGAAGTTATTGCTGAAGACTCTACTCAAAAAATCATGTTATCTTTGTGTATATCATGTGTATTTGCCGTAGTTGGTGGTGGGTTAATTACAGGTGGATTAAAAGGGTTGTATGATGTTGTCTGGCGTACTTTCTTAATTGGCTTCAATGCTTACACAGGATATAACGAAGGTGTTAAGTTAATTAAAGTCTATAAATATTCAGCTTTTAGAGAAAAGAAAGAAATATTAAATAACTTCTTTAATAAAATGTTTATTTTAGGAAAGATAAAAGCTAAATAGTGCATTGTATAACCATTATTAATATGATAGTTATATAATGCAAAATAAAAAAAGCCAAATTAATTGGCTTTTCTGAAAACAACATTTGTAATTCCAGTTTTAGTAATATAAATTTTTTCAAAATGTAAAGTTATAAAGTTGCGTTTTTCACTTTTACTCATTAAATCCCACATTTCACGCAATTTAATTTTAAAGTTTAACAATGTGTCATAGTCGAAATTATCGGCTGTGGCACTTTTTTTATTTTCTAAACTATTTAACTGTTCTTCAAGCATAATTGCTTCTTGATTATATTCTTCATTTAATTGTGAATATGTATCAGCAGTTATCAAATCTTCAACAAATTTTTTACTTAAAGAAAAACGTTTCTTTTCCAACAACGCTATTTTGTTCTTAATATCTTCTATTAATTTGTTATCATCAACAGATATTGTTTCATCATTGTTTTTAACAGGTTGAATTTCTAATTTATCAAAATATTCTAAAAAGAATTTTTCAACTTTTCTATTTGAAACACAACATGCAGCACAACGAGGAAGTTCGTTCAGATCATAAGTAAAACGTTTCTTGTTATAAAGGCAACGATAGTAATAACGTTTTCCATTTTTTTGCTTTGAATCTAAAGCTGTTCTAGCGTTCATTTTATGCCCACAAACTCCACAATATGCTACATCACCAAATGCAAAATCATCTTGACTTGTTTTATTTATTTGAAAATTATGTCTTGCTTTTAATAAATAATTTGCCGTTTCCCAAGTTTCTTCATCAATTATTGGCTCAACATTATTTGCTTTATGGTACACAGTTGTTTCATCATTATGCGTAAATCCGTTAAAACAATAACCTTTATAAGTTGGGTTAGTAACAATGCGTTTAATTTTTTGTGGAGTCCAAACTAAATGATTATAATTCATAGTAGAAGAAGTTGCAATGGTTCTAGCAATTTCATGATAACTTTTATTTGCTAGCACTGAATCATAAATAAATCGCACAGTTGTTGCTTCTAATGGTTTTATTATAAATTGATTATCAATAAAATTATAGCCATATAATATTTTGCCACCACGACTTTTTACGCCATTCATGACTTTTTGCACACGCCCGTCAATCATTCTTGAACTAATACGATTACGTTCAAATTCTGCAAATGATCCAAGCATTGTTAATACCATTTTCCCTACATCAGTTGTATAGTCTATTTTTTCATCGACAGCATTTAGCCTAACATTATATTTTTTTAAAATATCTACAATTTCTAGCAAATCTTTAGTATTTCTACAAAGTCGGTCAACTTTCATTATTAATACATTTTCTATTTTGCCATTTTTTACGTCTTCTAGCAATTTTGTTGCTGCAGGTCGTTTTTCAATACTTGAACCACTTATTCCTTCATCAGAATAAATATTGCATACGTTCCAATTCATTGCTTCACAATAAGCAAGTAGTTTTCTTTTTTGACTTTGTAAAGAATAACCTTCAGTTGCTTGTTCCATTGTAGAAACACGCATATATAAAGCTGTATTCATATTATCACTCCTCACATTTAATTATTTTATCATTTGCGAGAATGAAATCGAAGTTGTTAGCTTCAATGTGGAAATGAAGGCATTTGATAATTTGATCCTTTTCAGCTTTTTCTAGTTTGTCATTTACGAAAATAAAGAAGAAGTCATTTTTTTTATAACTGCACCTTTAACCTTTCGTAACCCCATTTCAATAATTTGTTTTTTCATAATAAACCTCCTAAATTTTATTTTTTATCCACCTACACGAATTTAGGACTATTGAATCATGTCTTTTATTCTATATATTATAGATATTATTTTATGTGCTTTGTCTTTTTCAATGTCTTGAAACAAACCAAATAATATTACGTTTATGTCGTTGTTTAATTCTTCACACATTTGTTTATTTTTTACATTACTAAAACCTAGCAAATAATCTGCTGATACATTAAAGAAATCACATAAGATTTTAATTTCTTCAGCATTTAATAATTGTTCGTTGTTTTCGATATGGTTAAGAGTTGATCTCTTAATCCCTGTTTCATTGCTTAAACTTGTTAATGTTAATTTCTTTTCTTTTCTTAACTTTTGTAAATTATTCATATTACTTATTAACAAATTTCTTGATACGGTTAATAATTTCAAACATTTCAGCTAATTTGTCAACTTCTAAATCTTTTAAAACATCATATATTTTAGTATATAACGGATCCATTATCTCGCAACTTGGCGTTTGTTCATCAGTTAATCCTAGTATATAATCAGTTGAAACGTCAAAGTATTGAGCTATTTCAACAACAACATTAGCTTTTAAATTTTCAGGACTTGCTAAATTTTTGTCTAATGCTTCAGTTGTAATACCTATTTCTTCAGCTAATTCTTGTTTAGTAATGTGATTTTCTTTTAGTAATGTTTTAACTTTTTTTCTTGGCATTTTATTTTTCCCTCATTTAAATTATTTTTTTTGTAAAATGTCTTTCATTTTAGAAACCATATCAAATATGTCTTGTTGGGTTTCTGGATCTAAGTCTTTCATCTCATTATATATTTTAATATATAAAGGATCGTGAAGCTTTTCATTTTGTTTATTGTTTCTTATGTCAGTGTAGCCTAGTAAATAACTAGGGGAAACATTAAAAAATTTACAGAAAATTTTAATATAATCATCTGTTAAACTTTGAAGATTGGTTTCTAATCTTTGTATTGCATTTCGATTAATATGGATTTCTTCACTTAAATCACGAATAGAATAACCCTTTTCTTTACGCAACTCTTTTAATCTATTTTGTGGCATAATAAACTCCTTTCTTCATAGTGTCACATAATTATAACATTTTTTTAAAAAAAAGCAAAAAAAATGTGTCAAAAGTCTTGACAAGACCCACACAATGTGATAAAATGTCAGTGTGTGGCTCAGATAATGGGTCAAAAAAGGAGGCAATATGAACGTAAATAAACTTAAAGGTCTTATGGCAGAACATGGTGATCGACAAGAAGACATAGCAAAATTACTAGATATTAATATCACTACATTGAATTTTAAATTACAGGGGAAAAGAGAATTTAAGTTTTCTGAAGTTGTCACACTTGCAGATTATTACAAAGTAGATATAAATATTTTTTTAAATTAATTGTCACAAAATACGAGTTATTTTATAATATAAGGCACAATTTAAAAGCAAAATCAAACTTTTAATTAAATCTTGACAATTAGTAGTCGAAAAGCAAAAATGCGAAAAATCGCAAATTTTACGGGCGTTATTCGGATTTGTCTTTCACAACAACAGGATCTAGCAAGCTCCAATTTGACAAGCTAGAGCCACCCTATAAGTAAAAATCATAGCATAAACAAAACACATATCACTTAAATAAGTTACCAACCAACGAAAGTACAAATAGGCATAACTTAATTTGACACAGTCAAGCCCGTAGCCATTAAAGGAGCAAACATGACAATAAAAGAAATAAATAAAAAATATAAAGATGTTGTAAATTTGGATCTAGCACTTGCTACTGATAAGCAAATGAAAAGATATACTCAATATTTAGATGAAAGAAATTTATTAAATAAGAAAGAAGGACAAAAACATGAGTAGAAAAGAAAGAAAATTATTAAACAAACCTATTGCTTCATTCACAGATGAAGAACATTACCAATTTATGAAATTACTAGACAAAATGAATAAGCGTGGATTATCTCAACAAAAAAGAGATAGAATCCAAAAATAGGTATCAGCTTGAGTTGGGCAAGTAGATATAAAAAATAGAGATAAAGAAAAGAGGTGGTTAATGCCTCCGACTTGGTTGTTAGTGTAAACCCAACAAAACCTACTGATGAGTCGCTGAAAATTGCGACGAAACTAGAGAAGAATTCAGGAGCTTCTCTAGTCTAGGTTGAAAACCTAAATACCCATAGAATAGGAGGGAAAACTTATGGAACAAAACGTACACAATATACCTAAAGAAACACTAAATTCTATGGGTATATTTTTATTTAAACTACTTAAGAAGAAAATCGAAAGTGGTGAAATAAAAATCGAAGAAGGCAAAATTATTAAAAAATAGGAGGTATTTATTATGAGTTTAGAAACAAAAACTTTAATTTGCTCTTCAACTACTAATCCTAGAAAGCTAGCTTGTGCTATTAGAAAAGAGCTAGCAAAAAACAAAAGCGTTAATGTTGACGCTATTGGTGCAAAAGCACTTAACCAAGCTATTAAGGCTTGTTGCTACATTAATAATCGTTCATCATTAAGTGGTAATTTACCTGTTTATTGTTATCCGAAATTTGCGTATCGTGAAATGAACGATAACAAGTTAGGCATTTTGGTTAGACTTGAGGTAAAGTAAGATGAAAACAATTAAACTTAAATCACTTACTTTAAAAAACTTTAAAGGTTTTACAGGAGAAAGAACATACTTTTTTGATGGTGATGATGTAAACATTTATGGAGACAATGCAACAGGGAAAAGTACTATTGTAGATTCTTTTCTTTGGCTTTTATTTAACAAAAATTCAAGTGGTGCAACTGACTTTAGCGTTAAACCTTTAAGTGCTAATGGAGAGCCATTACATAATGTTGATTATTCAGTATCGGCTGTATTTGAAGTGTCTGAAGATGGCAAAACTTATAAAACTGAATTGACAAAAGTAATGCGTGAGAAATGGACTAAAAAGCGTGGGGAAACAACTTCTAATTTTAGTGGGCATGAAACTACTTATTTTAAAGATGGATCACCAAAACTTTTGAAAGAATATCAAAAAGAAGTAGAGAAATTATGTGATGAAGAATTATTTAAAATGTTAACTTCTCCATTTTATTTTAACAAAATGTCTACAAAATCAAAACGAGCATTTTTGTTAAAAGCCATTCCTGATGTTTCAAATTATGATGTAGTAGAAAAATATCCAAATTTATATCCATTATTACAAGAATTAGGAAATCTATCTGTTGAAGAAGTACTTGCTAAATATAAAGCGACTGCAAGTGCAGCAAATAAAGATTTACCAAGTTATGGATATAAAATTGAAGAACTACAGTCAATGATTACAACACCTGATGAAATGGAAGATCTAGAAATTATATCTAAATTAAATGCTCAAATTAATGAAAAAAACGAATATATTTTAGAACTTCAATCTCAAAAGAATTTATTTACAAATACAGCATTAATTGATAAATTAAACGTAGAATTATCCGAACTTAAAAAACTACTTCAAGAGTTAGAATTTAATGTTAGTCAAAAAAAGAATACTGCTATTTTAGAAAAAACTAACGAAATTACTAGTTGGCAAAAAATTAAGTTTGATAATAATAATGAAGTATTAAAACTTAAAAATGAAATATATTTGCTTGAACAAGATATTCAAGATTTAGAAAATGAAGTAAAGGAAGTTGACTCGCAAATTAATATTACATACGGCAAATGTGAGGAAATTGACAACGAAACATTCAATGGTATTACAGTTTGCCCTACATGTAATCAACCTTTACCACAAGATCAAATCGAAAATGCTATTGAATTATTTAATGTTGATAAAGCAAGTCGTTTAGAAAAAACTATTTTAAAAGGAAAAAAATTAGTTACTAATCTACACGAACTTGAGTTAAAACTTAAAAATAAAAATAGTGATTTAAAAGCAAAAAAATTTGATTTAGAAATTGCTCAAAATGAATTAAACAGCACTAACTCAACATTACAAATCTTAGAACAAGAAAGAAAAGAACTTGAACTAGTTACAGTTCCTGTGACTGATGAAATGTTAGAAGTTAAGCAAAAAATTGAAGATAAGTTAGGTGAGTTAACTTATGCTAAAACTAGTGATTCAAGTAGAATTGATATTGATGATAAAGTTATAGAACAACAAACTGAATTAGAAAAACTATATTCTGAAAAACAAAAAATTGAAAACAATACTGTTTTACGAAGAAGAATTGAAAGATTAGCATTGGATCAACAAAAAGTAGCTCGTGATTATCATGAAGCTATGGATAAAGTTGCGTTAGTTGAAAAATTCTTAAAAGCAAAAATTGAGTTAATAACTGAAGATATTAATAAATTATTTACTCATGTTAATTTTAAAATGTTTAGGGAACAAATCAATGGAGGTTTTGAAGAAGTATGTATTGCCACTATTGACGGCGTTCCTTTCGAAGACGCTAATAACGCTGCGAAAATTAATGCAGGTTTAGATATTATTAAAACTTTACAAAAAATTGAAAACTTTAATGCTCCAATTTTTATTGATAATGCTGAAAGCGTTACAAGTTTTGAAGAGCTAGAAAATACACAATTAATTAAATTATATGTTCGTGAAGGTGTTAATCCTTTACAAGTGGAGGTTAAATAATTATGGATCAAAAACAACAAGTAGTAGAAACTAAAAAAACTAATAAAATTATTGAATTTGAAAAGAACATTTCTGATTCAGTTCAAAATAGAATTACCGCATTAGTTGGTGATGGTAGATTAAATTTACCTGAAAATTATTCAGTAGGAAACGCTATTGCTAACGCTTGGTTAATTATTCAAGATACAGTAGATAGTAATAAACAACCTGCTTTAAATGTTTGTAGTCAAGGATCAATAGCTAACGCATTATTGGAAATGGTTACTTTAGGGTTAAATCCAGCAAAAAAACAATGTTATTTTATTGTTTATGGTAATAAATTAGGTTTATTTGTATCATACTTTGGTAAATGTGCTACTATTAAACGTTTAAAGGGAATTGACACAGAACCTATTGCAACTATTATTTATGAAGGTGATGATGTAGAAATCGGTCACAATGAACTTGGTGAAGAACTTGTAATTAAGCATACTACAAGTTGGAAAAACAAATTAAGTGGTAAGCGTGTAGGTGCTTACGCAACTGTTACAGCAAATAATATTAAACGTTCAGCTTTAATGACTATGGAAGAAATTAAAGAATCATGGACAAAAAACCCTAGCCCAAGTAATAAACGAGATCATACAACATTTGAAGGTGAGTTTATGAAACGAACAGTAATTAATCGTTTAATTAAAATGATCTTACAAACTTCAAATGATGATGACTTACTAGCTGATACATTGATTAAAAATGAAGATTCATTATACGAAAATGAAGATACTATTGATATTACAGATTTTCAAAATAATGTGCAAGATGAAATTAACGAAAATGCTAATACAGGTGAGTACATTGGCTTTCAAAAAGAAAGTACGCCTGTTATAGAAGAAAAAAAACAAGTTGTGATGGAACAACCTACAAATTTTAGCAATAAAAAGTATTTCTAATTATGGAAATTAAAAGTATTGCTTCAAGCAGTAAAGGCAACTGCTATTTAGTAAGTGATGGAACAACTAAAATATTACTTGAATGTGGAATTACATTAGATAGGATTAGAGAACATACTAATTTAGATTTTTGTGCTTGTTTGGTAACTCATGAGCATATGGATCATGCGAAATCCCTTACTAAATTACTACAAAATTGTAAAAAAGTATATGCAACAAAGGGAACATTGGAGTCAGTTGATTCCAAGTTTCCCTTTAAATCTTTTAAACATTTTGCGAATATTATTGAAAAAAATAAGTTATTGAAAGTTGGAACATTTGATATTATTGCATTTGAAACACAACACGACGCAGCTGAAAGCGTTGGTTATTTTATGAAAAGTAATGTTAATAATGAAACAATATTGTTTGCAACTGATACTTATTACATTAAGAATAGGTTTCAAAATGTTAACTATTTAATGATAGAATGCAACTTTTCAGAAGAAATATTAAAGTATAATTTACAGAATAATTTGATAAATATAAAGCAAAGTAAACGTATTTTTGAATCTCATTTTGAACTTAAAAACGTTAAGAAATTTATTAAATCACTCGATACTAGCAAGTTAAAAGAAGTATATTTGCTACATTTATCAAGTGGTAATTCAGATGAATTGTTGTTTAAAAAGGAAATACAAAGCCTAGTTGGTTGCCCTGTTTGGGTTTGTTTAGAGTAAAAAGTTTTCCACATTTTGAATTGTGGAAAACTATTTTAACACAAATTTTGAATTTTTTTTGAACATTTTTTGAAGATTTTTTTGAAAAAAATTTAAAAAAAATTACAAAAAGTTGAACAAAAATGAATCAATTTTGAACAAGTTTTAGATAAATTTTTGATATTTTTTTAACAAATTTTTTAAAAAAAGGAGTGAAATTTTTATGGCAATGCAGTGGTGGAAATGCTCATCTAATGTCTTTGATGATGAAAAAATATTGCTTTTAGAAGCCACACAAAAAAGCAAAGCTGACACAATAATTTTGATATGGTTTAGGCTATTAACTTTAGCAGCAAAATTAAATAATAAAGGAATTTTTAAATTTGATAACAAACCTTATCCTTTTGACATGTTGTGTAATTTATTGCATAAAACGTCGAAAAAAGCCCAAGATGACGTTATTTTAGCCTTAAATTCATTAGAAGAACTTGGAATGATAACAAGAACTAATGGAATAATTGAGATTGCAAATTGGTCGAAATATCAATCGCAAGAACGTTATGACGATCTTGCAGAAAAGAACAGGGGACGCCAACAAAGATTTAGAGAAAAGCAAAAACAAAAGTCTGAAAAGGATCATGCATTGCAAGAAATTTTAAGTCAAATTAATGTTAAAAGATAACGTTATATGTAACGTTATGCGTAACGTTACGCGTAACGTTACGCAAATGCTACAAATAACGTTATATAACGCCGGTAGATATAGATATAGATATATAAATAATAATAAATTATTATTTATTTAGAGTGATGTAACGTTACATTTGCGTTACGCATTATTAAAAAATTAAATCATTAAAGAAAGAAGGAAAAATTTATGTTAAATAAAAAATGTATTTTTAGAGGCGATAGAAGTGGAGTGTTTTATGGAACACTTTTAAAGGAAGAAGGTAAAGAAGTTGTAATTGGTAATTGTCGTAGAATATGGTATTGGGACGGTGCTAATTCAATTAGTGATATTTCGTTAATTGGAACAACCAGACCTGGAAATTGCAAAATTACTGCTGAAGTAAATCAATTAAAAATAAAAGATTGTATTGAAATTTTGCCATGTACAGAACAATCTATTAAAGCATTAGATGGTGTTGCTGAATGGACAAGAAAATAATTGAAGAATGGTTAAATAATAATGGCTCTGGCTCTGGCTATGGCTCTGGCTCTGGCTATGGCTCTGGCTCTGGCTATGGCTCTGGCTCTGGCTATGGCGATGGCTATGGCTCTGGCTATGGCTCTGGCTCTGGCTCTGGCTCTGGCGATGGCTCTGGCTATGGCTCTGGCTATGGCGATGGCTATGGCGATGGCTCTGGCTATGGCTCTGGCTATGGCTATGGCTCTGGCTATGGCTCTGGCTCTGGCTCTGGCTCTGGC